GACTTGGCACTCATCGCTTCAAGTGAGCTAGACAGCTGATCTCGCTCAGTAGCCTCACCCTCTCTTCTAATATCTTCTTGAAGTACAGACAATGGCGAGCCCTCAAAGGAGATTCCACCAGCGCCAGCCGCAGCAGATTGAGACGCAGCAGCTCTAGCTAGATCGGCCTTTCGATCCGCCTCCCTAGCCGCTGCAGCTGTTTCAATTTGTCGAGCCTGAACCTTGCCCTCCATCTCTGCAATTTTACCGGCAGACTTCTGCTGGGATGCCTGAATTAACCCAAGACCAATTTCCATTAAACCTTAACCTCCAAATCTAAAGCCAGTACAGTCATTGGCATTGGTGTCGATTGAGAAATAACAACAGCAGCCTCAAGGCTCCAGCCACTTAGATAAATCCGCTTAAAGCCGGTTTGCGGCTCGGGCGGATCGAACTGGTTTATCGATATAATCTTATCTGACAACTGCTGCCCATTAACCAGCACGCCATTACTTTCAAACAACTGAATAGCGCACCTCATAATTCTTTTCTTTTGGGCGGCGTTAGGGCCATTATTCAAATTGGTGTTAAATGGCATTGTTTCGATTCTTGGCTGATACTCAAGCCCGGCTTCAATATTAACCGCCTCACGACCAATCTTAATTTCACCACCAACAACAACCTCATCACTCTGAACTGCACCATCAGCCTTAACCTTGACTGTCTCACCCTCGAGGTGATCAAGCCCGGTCAGCGTATCGCTGTTGACCACAGAGTATACAGAAGAGTCTGTATTAAGCGTATTGTCTGCCACCTCAACATAATAAACATCACCACCCTCGATGTTTCTTTTGGTGATTGCATTTAAAACATCATTCACAACAGCAACCGACACCACCTCGCCCTGAGTTATCCAGCGGGTAAACGACTGCACGCCCTCAAGAGCCTGAGTGTTGAATACGGTGATATTCCCATCACTACCAACCAGATAGACATAGTTGGCATCGGTCTCACTAGAGCCTCGGCTAACCGCCATCTGAAGTGGGTCATTAATCAAGTGAGGCGCAAGAATAGACAGAGATCTAGATTCGTTTGACTGGAACTCATCAAGGAACTGGAATTGATACAATGCCTTTCCAGTACGCTGCAGGAATAAAGTAAACCCCTCAAGCGACACGGGGCGGACACGCTTTGACCCTAGATTCGTCTGAGGCTTAACCACAATGTTTGACGGAGTGACAGGCGACTCAGGGACATAGAACTCGGCACCAGTGGTAAATACCTGCAATGAGCGATTAGAGATAATCGAAGTGATAGCATTCACCTGATCAGTGAACAAAGTAACATCGATCCCCTCGTCGTCCCTTGCCCGGCCAGCATCAAAGTTAAATAGGTCATTCGTTCTCGATGCCCACAAAGTAGAGGGTCTAGACGCCGATCCACCAAACCACAATCTAGACTCATGGAATGTGCAGGTATTTGGCCAGCCGCGGAGCACAGACCAGACATCCTCCTTCGAACTTGTGCCGTTCTGGATAGTGGTTGTCTTTATTTCAAATGACGTGCTCTTGGAGAACACAGTAACACCAACCATTACATCATAATTATCAGCAGAATCACCTGAAAATGTAACTGTGTATTCTGTTGAAGCACCAGGGACAACTGATATTCCAGTGTTGCCAGTGTTTGGAAGCTCTAAAAGCGCTTGCTGTATATTGCTAGCAGTGGCCCCAGAGCTAGACTGGGAGTAAGCAATCTCTTCAGTTAAAACGCCATCAAGTGACAATTTAAACCTGTCGCCATCATTCTCATTGTTAAAGTTGAGCAATTGAATCTCGCTAACAGGCGTAGGACTTGAAGCATCATTGAAGTCAAACTGAGGCAAGTTAGTGAGAGGGGCTGAGCTAACCGTCCACTGTGTATCGCTAGTACGCTGTATAAGCTTAGGCTCAACACTAGGATGAGTAATGATTATGGTGTCGGCGCTCTGAATGTAATCAAACTCTTTAACCTGAGCCAGAGTCCATGGCGTCGAAAGATAATCAAGGCCAGACCCATTAATGTTTGTTTGTAAGACGCCATCCTTATAAACCTGCATCCTAAGACTGGTAAACACTATTAAATAGTTCTGCTCAGTATTAAACGAGAATTGCTCTAGTCGGCCATCACCATAGGCCTCGCCAAGAAATCGCATACCGGGACGCTTCTTTAAGCCTCCTTGAGGAATAGAAAGCACATTCGTAGCCTCCCTTACTCCTTGGTAAAACGCCTCAAGATCAACACGCCCAATCAGTGCCGGGTCAAGCTCACCCTTAGTGAAGTTGCTTTGTGCTACCCACAAGCCTCCCATTATCGACTCCCAAAGCCGTTAGGAGTGAACCCCGAGAAACGTGCATCAACGAATGGATTGTCTTTAATGGCCACCTGTGGGCGCCCCTGTGAGTCAATGGTAGAGGCCTGCGCGAATGCCTCACCAGCCTTGCGTGAGTACAGTGCGTTCTTGTTCTCATCTTCCGTGATGGCAATGGCGAACTCTGCCGCCAGCATATACTCAAGAGTCTTTACGACTTGAGCAGGCATAGCCGTGTCAGCCACATCATAAATATAAGTGGCCAGCATAGCGGTATTTTGATTGGCGTAAATTAAATCACCAATGATTGTGTAGTCCTGAAAAGGCGCTATTTCCCACAAGCGTATTAAGTCTGTGGGCACCTGAAATGCATACTTGTATCGGCTCAGCTCATCAGGCTGCGCGGACAATAAACTTAATCTTTGCTGTTTGAGCGCAAATGACCACGGATGCATGGCGAGCAGTCTTTGCTTAACTTGAGGATATAGGGCGGCTGCAGCTTGTGCACCAGCACCAGGATCGGAAAAAGAATTGATTGGATTGTCACCAACCAACAATAGAGCGTTACTTGAAATATCTATCGCGCTTGGCATTGCTTACTCCAAAAAAGCCCCCAAAAAGTGAGGGCTAAGAGTGACGAACTAGTTATTATGCAAAATCGTTTGAAAGTGCTGTAGTCGCTACAGTACCAGTAACATCAATCTGAAGAAAGCTTGTGCCGTCTGAAGCGGTAGCTAATACCACATCGCCATCAGTCAAGCCTAAGCCGCCAGTGGGTGATGCCGCAGCATCGAAGTAATTTGCCCCTTTAATAGCAGCAAGCGCATCACCGCTTGTGTAACTAAAGATACGTGAAGCGCTTGAGTTGCCCATCGCGGATACAGGGATAAAAGTGTCAGCTGTGAAAGCCATAATATACTCTCCTTATGCTTGAGCTGGGATAACAGTGGAATCGTAAGAGATACGAACAATACCGGCATTCTCACGAATAACCGCGCCAGCCTTCAGCATGCCATTACACAACCAAGAGGTCTTTTCGGCAACCCAGTCAACAGTGGTTTTCATGTCGATACCAACCGCATAACCAATGGCAGACTTGTGATAAGCGAACGCCTTACAATCAGAAGTCCCATCACCCGGCAAGCCGCCCTCATCGCGAGTAGCAATAGTCTTAAACTTGAACCCCAAGAACGTATCGATATCACCGTTAACCAGGGTTTTAACTGTATTGAAATCAGAGCTAGTCACCGGGGTGGTAGCCAACAACTGATCAAGGCCGTCAGCAGTAATAGCAATTGTTCGATCACCGGAATCAACCGAGCGCTTGGTTAAGCCGCGAGTGGAGGCTGCACGAATCTGCGCAACAGTTAAGGCACCGCCAGCAGCAATATCAAGACCTGTATCAGCATCATTTCCGGGGGTTGCCGAGTAAGTGCCGTTAGCCATAGCGTCGATGATAATTTGATCTTCACGACGACCCAGAGCCTTAGCAATCGTTTGTGCTAGCTCTTGCTTCTCGTCAAAATTCACCTCGGCTTGATCGAAAATATCCGTATAATCACCAGCAAGCCAATTTTCAAGGTTGGCAGTCTGGCGAGAGTGGCTAACATCCATTGGCGTGATGCTGGCTTGAGTCGCTTTCTGGTTAGCAATACCGTTACCCATACGAGCAAATTTATAAGCATCACCAGTGACATTAGTGCGGATGGTTACAGTTTGGCGAAGAGTCTGCATCGCCTGATATTCGTGCTTGACCTCACTGTCAAATTCTTGAACAGCGGAATTAGATAAAGACTTAGACATGATATGTCCCTCTTAAATATTTGATCTAGCTTGATCAAAGTGGCCGGAAGTCGGTTTTGATCTTGCTAATAACTTGCAAAATAAACGAACTCCGGCCTTAAAAGGGTATCGGATTGTTACGTTATAACACCGCTTTACTTTCTTATCAACTAAAACCACATATTAAACACTCCATCTCTCTACCCTAATTGCCGACGACGGTGAAAAATTCCATGACCCTGCCTCGACTGAAGGAGTGAAACTATAGATCCCACCGCTATTATTTCCAGCCGCGTCCCTCATTACCTCAAAGGTAAGAATTGTTCCCGCCGGTAAAAATATCCAAGTGTCATTTTCAAAGTAGCTAGTTACGTTTGAGTTCTGAACACTAGTATGGACACTCCTCCCCGACTGCACGCCATTTGCAAGAACTCTAAACAATAGCTCAGACGTCCCAGCGCCACCCGTTCTACCAAACTGCAGCGCCGCCTTTATTCGATAGGTGCCCGATTCATTAATAGACAAGGCTCCAGAGGCATCAATACTAACTGGATCAAGAGGAGTATTTACAGGCGGCCCAAACTCAATTTGCACTGCATTGGAAACACCTAACCCGGCAGGCTCCTGCGATAGGGCTACGCTCTCGGCATCAAGAAGCCGCTCAATATTTATTAATGAAGGGTCTGATGGAGACAAAAGAAACAAAGGCTGATCTTCAGCAACATAAACAAACACAAATGGCCCATCACCTAGCGTGGCCATAATGTGGTCGCCAGCCTCCAGTGTGGATGATTTGCTTAAAAAATATCCAGCAGCAGACACCTCCGAAAAAGAATCGTCCGACCGATAAGAAAACATTGATGCGGCGCTAGTAGTTTGTCCGCCAATTGGTGCAAATGTGTTCTGAGTAAAAGACATAACTTTCCCTACAGGTTAATATGCGTTTGTCAGCAGGGCGCTACAGGGAAGTGGTAGGGCACCTCCCTGCTCTGCTGGCTCTATCCTACAATCTGGCGATGCTCACCTGTTCCATAAAGCAAATCACGCTTGCGCTGATACTCTGCCTTAAACGCTGGATCGGTGTTGATCTTACGATTGCCGTTTTCATCCTTGGCGAATTGCATAGCGCTAACCTCGTCAGCACTGATACTTGGCGCCGCCTGAGCGTCAGAAGCCACTGGAGCATTGCGAGTCTTGCCAATCAACGCCTCAATCGCTTTAACCGCTGCCGCACTTTGCGCCGCCTCTTCAAGACCTGCCATCGTTTCAGCATCAAGGTTTGCGTTACCCCATTGGATAATGCCATCAATACGACGATCAGCATCTTTACCCAATGCCGCCATCTCATTGGCCTTATGATCTTCCATTGCTTGATGCTCTGCAAGCTGAGACTGGGCATACAGCTCAATCATGCCCTTGAACCCTTCTTGAGACATGTTCGAGTTCTTAGCGAACTCCACAGCCTTCTCAACCAAGGGGTCATCGGAGTCAATGCTCACGCCGAGCTCGGTCAGCTCTTCAGATAGCGCAACCTCATACTCATCAGGCGCACCCGTGAATGAGCCAAATTTCTTCTCTAGCTCGGTATAGGCTTTGGCTTGGTCATCAATCGTCTTGTATTTCTCGGACTTAAACCACTCTGGATGCTCCACCGGCTGCTCTTCAGCAACCGATTGCATCTCTTGTTGTTGTGGTTCGGCATCTTGCGTGCCTTCTTCGATTACTTGTTCGTCACTCATTTTCTACTTTCCTTATGGTTAAAACAACATTTCGGATAAAGGTCTTTTTGCCTTCTTCTTTTCCGAGGTTATATGCGTCAGAGCCATTTACATCGGCAGCTGACATTTTTAAATACTCCTCCCAAAGACCGAGCAATTCCGCCCCATCCTCGTTCTGAGCAAATACTCTATGGTAAAGATAATCTAACCGATTGTGTCTTTCTCTATCAGCTTCAGACCACTCAGGCTGCGCCCCTATTTCATCATACGGACTGCTCACCGCCGCCCTCCAGTTGTTGTTGTGCTGCTTGAGCTGCGACACGACCTATGGCCTCTACCTCTTCCTCACTGCGAACCAGATCAGCAGGAATGCCAAGCTGTTGTGCTGAAATCTTGGGGAAGTCCTCAACCTTGACCGTGCCCATAACCACCTCTTGACCCAGTAGCTGTAGGTTCGACGTTAGCCATACCTGGGTATTCTGGAAGTCTTCAAGGTCTTCAGCTTGAGCTAGTGGCGATGAATGACGAATAGTCACCTCTTCACCATCAATAGAAATCTCTGGGAATCGACCAAGGCCGCGCAGGATATCAACGCATGCAGCAATCAATGGCTCAATCAACTCTGAGCGCAATCGACCAAATGAGGCACCAGCCTGCTTTAGCATCTCTTGCTGACGAATCATGTTCTCAGTGGCAGAGCGTACGGGGTCGGTAACTTCGCCCAACGGATTAGAGAAGAACACCTTGTTAATCTTGTCCTGGAGCTCTGAGACAACAATATCCACCGATGATGGATTGCCACCAATCTCAAGCGCTCGCAATGTAGGGTTAGTATTCGAGTTGCTGCCAACCGGCAAAATAGTATTCGGCTGCAGTCGTACAGTATTAGGATTGAATATCCCGTCATTGATCCCGGTGTATATGCCACCAACTTCTAAAGCCAGCGAACGAAGCTTGAATTCCACAATCTTGTTTAAGGTGCGAATATCAGGCAAGCACTGCATAGCAGGGCCACGACCATAGACCTCACCCGGCGTCACATGCCAACGGAAGACGATTAATCTCTGAGTCTCAAACGATTGATCGAAGATCATCTTCTTTGATGGCTCATGGATTACCACATTGTAATAGAGCCCATCCTTCTGATTGAACAGCTGAGCATTTAAGAACTCCTCTTCTTTGTGAGGGTCATTCTCTGCCAGCTTATCCAGCTTGCCGCTCGTATCGGCACCTGGCCACACCTGATCCACTTGGCCAACAGGTATCTTATGCTTGCGCCATGCCGAACGAATGCGACCAGCTGCAGGCTTTTCAGGGTATAGCTCTGCTAGTGGAACATTGGTAAACCTGAATATGTCCTTATCATTGAACTCGCCCTCATCAATGATGATTCCACCAGTACCAACAGCCAAATCAAACAAACCCTGATTGATCTCGGTGTCAAAGTTAGAGTGATTCAGTGCACCAAACAGTGAGTCGTTAGCCTCTTCAAGAGCCTTATTAATCCCTACCTTCTGGTCATCAGGAACAATAGAACCAGCCTCTAGCTTGATCCACTGC